CAACGTTCTGTTAACAGTAGATCCGTTTTTATTTACTCCAAATAGTGCAGGGGCTTTAGTCGTTGATATATCATCTATTTTAATAGCCAATCTATCAGCACTAACCGCCCCAGTTGTTGTAATCGCTTGAGCCAACATTTTTTAAGAAGTTATAGGTAAACATACATTTTGAATTATTGGTAATTGTAGTCTATATCTAACCCCAAAGAAATGATCCGGCAACTCCTGATAGACTGGTCGTATTGTATCTGTTACTGTTGTTATATTTTTATTTATGATTGATGATGATGAAAGATTCTGAATAAACTCTATGGCCAATTCGCGCAACGGATCTATAATATCCTCCATCGTCAGCGTCCGGTAATCGTTCGTGTCCTCTGAAACTCTTGTGAAGATAAACCCCTCTATGGTCACCACTGCCTTTCTTACCCCGGTATTGTTGTCACTTGTTCCGGCTATATCGAAAGGGAAGACCACGTTAACCGGATAGTCTGCGTAAACATACTTGTCTGTAAAAGATTGGAACTCCTGAATATTAGCGAAAGCGAACGTACATTCCTCAGGGTTTGCGGCTTGTATGGCTGTAAGTATTTCGCTCATTTCTTGTCTTCCTGTAATTTCGAATACACATAATTAAACCGCTCCCTAAACTCATGCCTTTCTTTTTGTTCTGCTGCGAAGGCGATTACAGTATCAAACCTACACTTCCACTCTACCTCGTCAGGGTCTATGCCAAATCTTTCGGCATGGTTCCCTATAATACTCAGGTCGCTATACCTGTTAAGCTTACCAACTTGCGCCAATTCAGCAATAGCCCTGCGCTGTTTAGCTTCAGGCTGTTCAGCATTTTCTTTGAGTAACTCATCTGCCCACTTCCATGCGTTGAGGCACTCTTGAGTAAAAAAAAACCTATCGGTCTGATTAAAACACATGGCATCTGATCTACTTCTTTCTTTATCTCCTCCACTCGTTCACTGTTGAACTTTGCTCCGTCAATAATCGGCTGAAGGTAGATCGCTACCGCACTTGAAATGTTTTCTTCCAGGTATTGCGCCTTAACTACTAGCTGTTTCAAGGCTACGTTCTGACCGATTGATAAAGCCTTTACGTTCTTAGGTAATGTGATGTTATTACCTTTGAATGTTAAAACTTTCGGCATCTCATTAAGCGGAAATGGTTGCTCATAAATCCACTTGATAGCGTTCCAGATAGTCACCTCGATCTCAGAAGTCACATTGTAAGAACTGTAATTAGTCCCCGCTATAATGTTGAATATTTTAAAATGGTCACGGCTCTCCATGTCCTTCGCTAACTCAGGGATAAGCATCTCGTATTGCCTTGTGGTTAGTTCCTCAAAGCAAACCGGAATATCTTTTTGCGTACCGTTTAAATTAAGTACCATCCTAGTAAAATCAATTTGTAAGCTATCTTACCCAGCAATCCAAGAAACCAAAACGAGAACGCGAAGATTACAAGCGTTGCAATAGTGTAAAGAATGTTTTGAAAGTATCTCATATGTCCCAATCGTTTTTACGTCCCGGCCTCCAATAGTTCAAAGCGTCTTCATCCCACAAATCAAAATAGTCCTCCTCTGATTTCATGTATCCCCAAAGTGAGTTAAAATAATTTTCACAATATCCCGCCTTATCTATGAAAATGTTCCACGTGGAAACAATTACAAAAGCGGGATTTATATTTGTGAAGTCAGTTTGATTTACTATCCCTATACCTATATTCTTATGAGCATAGAATGTATCTTTTGTCCACTCTGAATAGATGCAAGGGATAAGCAAATCCAACATACCATAAAAATGATAGTTAGTATCTAAGTAGGTGTAATCTGCGCCATCTCTCAAACCTTCAATCTGTGGATCAAGTGCCCCGCTTGAATCTAATGCGTCCTTAATTACTTGCCATGTTTCAAAGCCAAACAACTGACGGCAAATCTCCTCCTCCTTAGCGATAATGTAATTCGCAAAGTCAGTGGCCTCAGGAATATTTGGTATCCTGTAAGGTCGAGTATTGAAGTCCGTTGTAGCTATGAAATAAGGTGCTGCCATGTCATTTAGTTTAAATGAAGGGGGCTTTTACACCCCCATCAAACCCCTTTAACAACCAATTAAGAACCTGAATCAATTGCAGACTTAATATCAGCAAATGAATCGTAAACAAACGCTTGCTCATTGTTTACACTATGGAATGAGTGCAATCTAATTTCAGCTACCGCAGTCACTAAGTTTTTAGTGAAGTCATCATTCTCCCATCCGAAAGTAACAGTGAAATCTTTGTAAATAAGCGTCTTAAGCAAATCCAAAGCTGCAACCTGTACGTTACCGGCTGTGATGTTGTTATCCTGAACAACCAACGCGCCCGCAATGATCATCGCCCCACCGTTGTAAACTACCGCGATGTTTCTGTTCTTGGTTTGTTTTGCCAAAAGCAGGTTAGCGAAGTCTTGAGGATTAACAAATACAGTCAATGCGCCATCAATGAAGTTGGTACGTACCTGGGTAACCGCTGCCACAATTGCATCGTACTCATCAGGATCGCTTGTCGCAATTCCGGTAAGATCAAACGCTTGTGAGAAGGTCTGAATACCTGCAGGCACGGTGCTTGAAAGCGTGCCGGTCATCAAGGCGGTGTTCAACGCTGCTTTAACAGTGTATGAAAGTTCGCCCTCGATGAAGGAGGTCATTCCATCAATATCATCAAGCAATTCAGTAGCAATTTTCAAAGATGCCGCCACCTTCTTAGCTACTGAAATCTCAGTGTTAAGCTCAAAAGATATTCTAGGCTTGGCCTCACCTGCACCAATGAAGTTAGGCGATCCGTTTGCGTCTGTCTTGTTAACCCATACGTAAGCAGCTTGTGAAGTGCGTCCTTTAGGAATATAATCCCAGAACGTAGGTTGAACTCTACGCAGATCATTAAGCGTAGTGTCAATCTGTGGTACTGGAAGATATGCGCTACCGTTCAATGCTGAACTTGGCACCATCGGAGTAGTTGGAGCGCCCTTAAATTCAAAGGCTGGCAAATCGGATTTGTTACCGGCTTTGATTTTCTGGATTACTTCTTTGTGCTTAGTCTGGTATTCAGCTACCTGCTCACGCAAGGTTTTAAACTTTCCGTTGTCGCTTCCATGTTCTTTCATGGCGGTGATCTCAGCACCTTGCTTTTGAATTACATCGAACACACTTGACAGCGCTTTAACATCGAGCCCTTCGAATGCTTTAATTTTAGCATCGATAGCGGACAATTCATCTTTTGAGGCATATCCTTTTTTCATGATTACCTCTTCCATTTGGGATTTAATCTTACCCAATAGTTCTTCTGTTTCTTTCGTTTCCATTTTTAATAAAGTTTTTTTGTGTTTAACATCTCATTTAACGACTTGATTGTGAGTGTCAAAGACGGCTCTGTTTCGTGAGTGGATTCCGGCTCACTTAATGCTTTTATCTGTGCGATAATTGATTCAATTTGTTTTGCCTTTGTGCTGGATACGTCATACTTTCTCAGGTATTCTTCCAAGATTGTGACATCTTCAAATGACTTTATTGATAGCAAAGAGGTTTCAGAGTTCATGCCTAATGCCACGGTGCTATACTCCCACATCTTCAACTCAAGTATTTCCTCCCCTCCAGTATTCAGGTTCTTGCCCTTCATGGTTTCATATCCGTATGAATGTTCCAAGGTCTTACCGTTAGCTTGAAAGAATTTATAATCACTGAACAAGTCACGGGCTATTTCCTTCTCAAGATTCAAAGCACTTTCAACAATAGCGTGTGTGTCGTTCTCATACATCTTTACAGGTAGTCCGACAACGGCCATTTGTTTTAATGAGTGATCTATAACGTGTTTAATCCTTCCGTTATTTTCTTTGAACGTTTTAGTGAAAGCACCCTTGCGCACAATGTCCCCGCCAGCGTCCGTTATATCAAACTTAGATATACTGATTGTAACAATGCCTTTTTCAGCAACGTCCACAACCTCGGATTTGTAATGTTTGTGTTTCATTTCTTATTCATTTTGAGTTGAATCTTCTCCTGGTAACTCAGTTCCTTGTGTATTCGATTCATTACTAACTTGCTCAGTCTTTCGCTCATCTCTGAAAAAGACATCGCCTCCGTCAACGGTATCGTATCCCCGCGCTGTGAGCCATTGGTTTCTTGTGATGAGGTTGTTTTCATATTCAAGTTTTAAAGCGTTATTCAATGCCATGATCGCTTCCGCCTGTTCTTTTTTATTCTCCTGAAGGATAGGTAGGTCACTATAATCCAAAGTGATGACTACGTTATTCTCAGAGGTAGCAAAGAATTGATTGTATGTATTCATATCCCTGTCTGCATTCGGGATAATGTTATTCTGATACAATGACTTATGTGCCCCGTTCTGATTGCTGAATGTTGCCCCGCTATCTTCGTATAAAATATAACTGTATCCGTAACGATGGCAGATAGCTTTTTCTCCCGCTGTTACTGTTTCCTTTGTACCTAGTTGGTTAACATCATAAGACATCGGATTCCACTTGATAGCGGTTCTACTTATGGCGTATTGATATTGTGACCAAGTAAGACCGTATTGAGTTAACGATAGTTGCACCTCATCCTTTTCCTTTTGCGTCATGGGAAGATACCCCGCAACGCTATCCTTCACCGCCCCGGCATCATGTGAGATAAAACCTAACGGGCCACGCTTCTTAAGTAGCACGTTATCTGCTTCCATAGCAGCACAGATATTCGAGATGGCGAAATCCAAACCTACTAACTTAGATTTAGGTAGAAGGAAGTCGCAGTTTTCATCCTGCATAAACCCGTCATCTAAAATAAATAGCTGATCGGGCCTTAAATGAATCTCTTTGTTAAGAATGGTTATTTTGTACTCTTTGACTAAACCTTCAATAGTACTTTGCCCTATCATCATCTTAGTACCACAAACATCGAATAACCAGGGAGGCAGGTTTATAAGCGCAACGGCAAAGGATTTGTCATTCATTGACTCCATCCCTGAGGGCATGACAGGAAGCACAGGACAAAAGCCGAATATCTTTTTATAGACTATCTGCTGCCCTCTGAACTGCTCGTATGATTGTAGCGGGTTGGGATTAGCAAATAGTTTATTGAGTCTTTGAGCGTAGGAGCTTGTAGCAAAATCATCTTTACCCTTTCCGCCTTTGCGAAGTATTTCTAAATCACCAGTCAGGTCTGCTTCTGCTAATCGGTCAACCACTGAAGCCAGAGGGAAGCAATAATCATAAGCCCACTTCTGCATCTCGCGCGAACGCAGTCCAAGCCATTGCACATTCTGACCTTTGATGTCTATGGTGCCTCCAGTTGCATTTGATGGAATGAATGAGATACCCGGATTGACACGACTATAAATTGATGTTCCTGCTATTGTTCCGAATAAGTTATTTAAGAAACTCATTCAGTAGGAGGTTTAATTTTTTCTGTGTAGGTTTTAACCGCTGCGATAATGATCCAGCGTATGAGGTAAGCCGTAAGAATTGCGCCTAAGACCTCTATGTACATTCGGTAAGACGGTTATTTGTTTTAACCTGTACCCTTATATTCGGGTAATAGGTTATTGAATGCAAATGTTAATAACTTTAGCATCTTATCCAAATTCGTTAGTAAAATAAAAACCTCCTGACTATTAATCAGGAGGCCGAAATTTCAAGTGGGTGTAAATGGCATATTTGACTGCATCCATCAGGTGATTATCCTTGTCTATTGGCGTATTGGTAGGCTTGCCATTGTCTGGATCAACCATCCACATATAACGCTTTCGCTCAAAGTCAATGTTCTTTGATGACTCGGTGTAATAGATTTCATACTCGTTGACCTTTGAAATACCGGCCTTTATTGACCCTTGACCCTTCCTTGCGGCAATAGCCATAAGCTCCAAGCCCCTTAGTTGCCTGATCATCTCTGGATCGTGTTCACAGTATATCGGGTCATCGGCTGTAAAACCGGATGAGGTGTAAAGGCTTTTCAGTTGGTGCCCTGTCATCGCTGAGGTATAACACAACTCATGCACAAAGATCTTATTAGCGATTCTGCAACACATTACCCCAGCTGTAGGATCGTTTGTATATCCAAAGTCAAGTCCTCCAAATTTACCGTCTTCCTTCCACGGATAATCTTTATCGGGTATCATCTTCCAGTTAGGGTAAATCAACCCGGTGAGGTTGCCGGTTATTCCCCTAGCATATACCCTCCAAAGTTCTTTATCCTTGATACCTTCTATTTTGGCGTGTTCTTCTGGTGATAAGGTGGTGTTATGTTCGTGCCACGACCTGAGGAGCAGAACGGTAGCTGAAAGATCATTGCTTTGCGGTGTTGTTCCTATCAGTTTATCATGCGCCCAGAAAGCTGCTGACGGGTTATAGGCTATGACTATCCTTTCCCTTGTCCTGATGGCTAGCTGAAAGAATATAGGCCATGTAATACCGTTTGCCTCATCCACAAAAAGACGGTCACGTTTACCGGCCTTTGCGCTTTGCTCGTCAAGGTTAGAAATAAACTCCATCTTTGACCCGTTTCTAAACTCGATAATCCTATCCGATTTGTTCCATGCTGATATTTGTGACTGCAGCCATTCAGAGTTTTGGTAGATTGTTTCTGCATCCCTGTAAGCTCCTTTTTTTAGGTTTGGGATGCTTTCACCAGTGACGGTAACTATCTTAGATGGGTTGTAAACGCAATAAAGTAGATCGTCCTGAATTGTGGAAAAAGTCTTAGAACTCGAAGTTCCACCTTGTAAGATTAGTATCTTTTCTTTGGCATTATGGATAGACCAGAATACGGGTGTTAATTCCCATTGCTCATTCTGTGTCATTGTTTGCTAATGGTGGCCCTGATTGGTTTACTATGAACTTGGGAGGCTGCTGTATAACACCGTCAAACTTAACCTCTTGTTTTGCCTTGCCTTCAACCCTGTCGAATATCTCAGTGATAGCCCTGATTTCTCCATCGTTGGCCTTCTTCAATAGCTTACGGATAATTACCTCTTGAAACTGTTTGCGTGACTTTACACCGTCAATGTTAACTTCAATTTCCTCCTCCAACATTTCCTTCAGGATAGTGGAAAGGTTGCGCACTCCTTTTGGCCTTCCGCTTGGGTTACCTGACTGCCCCTCTTTGAATTGCCCTATTTCTTCGTTAGGTATTGGCATATGCCTGTTTTTCGCCTGATTTAACATACTCCTGCCCGTTTCGCTTTATCTTCAAAGACGGGTCAAGTTTTAACATACGGTCGATGATTACTTGGCAGTATTTAGGGTCAAGTTCCATGCCGTAGCATTTGCGGTTTAGTTGATGCGATGCTACCATTGTTGTGCCTGAACCTAAGAATAAATCCAAACAAGTATCATCTTTCCTGCTTGCGTGTTCTATTGCTTTTGCGGCAAGTTCAACAGGTTTCATTGTTGGATGTTCCTCTGATTTCTTTGGTCTTGGAATATCCCAAACATTAGTCTGAGTCCTGTCCCCATAAAAACTCGTGCCGTTATCAACCCATCCAAACCAAATTGGCTCGTATTTATTCTGATATTTATCATCGGAACTTATACTATCCCCACACAACAACCTATGCTCCCCAATTTCAAACAAATCACCTAAAACAATATCGGTTTCAATGGTGTCCGGTATCTCGTAATCATCCTCTACCGCATCGGCCTGTTTAAAATCAGGTATATCCAAGCCCCAATCGGTTAGTTGATCTGCATCCCATTCGTTGGCTATCATCTCCCAATCCCACTCGCCAAAGCCCACGTTATCCTTTATGATAAACTCGCGCTGCTGTTCCTCTGACCAATCCACAACCTCAACTGGCACTTCCTTCCATCCGGCTTCCCTCATGGCTTTGAGCCTCATGTTGCCACCGAGAACGATCATATCTTTGTTTACCACTATTGGACGGACTTTAGCCATATCCGGAAAGTCCTGCAATGACTTAACAAGTTTTTTGAACTTATCGTCTTTGATAGTTCGCGGTTGTTCAGGTTTGGTTTTATTTCAGCTATTGAAACTAAGTGCATACAACAAATTTACTTCTTCTTAGGGAAATGCTTATTTAACCACTCTTTACGCTTTTTACAACCTTTGCACTCCCTGTTTTGGGGGAATACTTTTTTTATGATCTTCTCTACTTTA